CCGTAATTGCTGCTGATAATACAGTTACAGTAGTATTTGATAATATGCCTTTTACTACTCCTGGTAAAGACAAAAAGTATGTAATGGTAAGTCTTGATTTTGGTCAGGCCACTACTCAAGTCCAGGGAGCAGCCTTAAGTTATTATGCAGGATCAATAAGATGTGGGATTATGACACCGCCAAATAGGGGAAGTGCCGTTGCATCTGCGATAGCCGAATCTGTAATTACTGGTTTAACTTCTGTAAACGCATCTAACTATACTGATACTTTTTCTGTAACTCCGAGAGTATTAGATATTGAAGGACCAACTTCTGTAAATGTCGAGGGAGACAGTCATTACTTATCAGTTGTAAGTTGTAACTTTACCGCCAATGCCTAAAGATTTCAAAAAACACTTTACTAAAGACTTAGGAAAAGCAGTAGTTAGAGGAAGAAAAGAAGTTGCAAGAACAATAACCCGTTCTTTGATTGAAAAAGGTCCGTGGTGGACAGGAACATTTGGAGAAAACTGGATAGTATCAAAGACTCCAGTTCAACCGACTAGAAAAAGAAGGCCAGACTTTCCAAGTTACTTGATACCCGACCCGACACCAAGACAGATAAAAAACCCAAGAGTTCCAAATGTAACATTGAAAGAAGATTTATTTGTTGGAAACAGAGCCAAGTATGCTGGTTTTGCGATTAACGCTCCAGGGCAGACAAGACCTAGCATTAGTGGTAGAGAGGTAACTTATGCAGAGCATGGAAAAGAATTTACTTTGACTTCTACAGGAGGACCAAACTGGTACAACATTTACACAAAAGGTGGTCTTATCAACAAAGATATAGCATTAGCGTTCAAAAAGGTTGGCTTTAGGTAATAAAGTAGTAGTATAGTAGATGAATATACTAATTTATTTTGTATGCCGACAGAAAGAGCAATCGACAAGCTAAAAAGAGCATTTAGCATAGCTAACAAAAGTAGTTACCCAATTTACAAAGATGGAGAACTAATTGTAAAAGTATATTGGACACCTTTAACTATTGCAGATAGAGATGCCATAAATGCTACTTTAATGAGAACAAACAAGGGTCAGGAGGAAGGAAGTTTAGACTTTGCTCTCCAGGTAGTAATTAATAAAGCTGAAGATGAAAATGGACAAAAACTATTTATTGAAGCTGACAAACCTAGTTTGCGAAGAGAGATACCACTAGCAGTTATATTAGAACTTATGACTAAAATGCAGGAAGTGGGCGAGGAGGCAACTCCTGATGCCGTAAAAAGCACAACTTGATAAAGACCATTATTTATATTTACAGTTTTTCGTTGCAGAAACTTTAGGGATTACTTTAGGTCATTTACAAAAAAATATGACTGTAGAGGAACTCTATGCTTGGAACGCATATTTTAGGTTGAAAGGAGAAAGAGAAGAAAAAGCGTATGAAGATATGAAAAAGAAAGCTCAATATCGTAAGGTACGCTAAACTAAATGTAATGTTTTATCGAGATTAGTGGCCTCTAATTACGAAGTTAATATAAAACTGAATACCAGGACTATCAATAAGCAGTTAGGTAATCTTGAGAAGCGTATATCAAAGTTAAACAAATTAGCTCAAGGTGGAAGAGCAAGTAGAACAGTATTACAGAATGAGAAGCATAAGATTAATTTAGCAACAAAACGATTACAGATAGAGAATAGAAATTTAAGAACTAAACAAAGACAATTACAAGTAGATAGACAGCAACTAAAAGTAGAACAGCAAACTGCTGCTGCAATAAATAAACAAACCAAAGTACAAAGAGGGCCAAGCGTATCAAGAGGGATATCAGGCTCGCCAATGGGTCCATCTTCTCCGTTGAACTTTACAAATCAAGGAACTTTGTTACCTGGAAGAGGATTTACAGGAGGTGGAAATAAGGGTGTTTTATCAGGAGCATTAATAAGTGGTGCATTTCCCTTGTTATTTGGACAAGGACCATTAGGTGCTGCTGCTGGTTTTACAGGTGGATTAATTGGTGGAAAGTTAGGAGGACAAACTGGTGGTTTTGCTGGAGGTCTTGTTGCCACTGCGTTATTAACTCAGGTACAACAAATCACAGATTCTACGGCCAAGCTAGGTCAAGCATTTAGCACATTAACTCCTGACGTTGAAGGATTGACTACAGCTTTGGGAGCTAATGGAACAGAAAGAGAAAAACAGATTCAATTAATTAAAAAGACAGAGGGAACACAAGCTGCATTAGCAGCCGTAACTGCACAAATGAATCAGCAGATTGGAGAAAAAGGAGTAAAAAATCTAAAAGAGTTTGGAGAGTTGAGTAGATTGGTAGGTAATCAGTTCCAGTTACTAGGAACAAAAATGCTTGCTGCTTTAGTTCCTGTACTTAATTTATTAGCAACACCTTTTGCTGGTCCAGCAGAGAGAGCAGAAACACAAAGACTTGCAGAGATTGGTGGAGCATCTACCGACCCAACATTATTAGCCTTACAGGAACAATTAGCAAACGTATCTAGTAGTGGTCAGGGAAGATCAGGAGCTAAACGAGCAGCAGATAGAAGAATAGAACTAGAAGGATTAATACAAGCTAGAAAAGAAGAACTTGCATTAGTAGGAAAAACTTTAGAAAGACAGACTACTGTAAATATGATTGAAGATTCAAGGCTGAAAAAGATAAGGCAGTCAAATGCTTTATTGCAAGCAAAAATTGATGGAAACCATGAAGAGGTTTTATTAGCCCAAGAGCTTGATGCAAAGATAAAAGAAATGCTGGAAGATGGAATGACGGAGCAAGAAATAGATCGTAAAAAGATTGAAGATTTGTTAATACAAAATAATTTACTGGAGAAACAGGCACAGCAAGCGGAAAAAATAAGACAACAGTTTGCATCATTAGGTCAGTCACTTGCAACAGATGTTGCTGATGGATTACAAGGTCTAATCCGTGGAACATCTACGCTCAACGATATGCTCAATAATGTACTAAACAAACTAATTGATGCTGCATTTAACATGGCATTTTTCGGCAATCCAGGAGGAACATTAGGAGGGGGAGGTTTATTTGGTTCGTTATTTAGCGGTATTGGTTCAATATTTGGCGGTGGAGGTCCAACTATGGGAGGAGGGGGATATTTTGATCCAGTAACAGGTTTGGGTACAGCAGGACCAAACTTCGGATTAGCTGAAGGAGGAAGGGCTAGAGGAGGTAGAACATACATGGTGGGAGAACGTGGACCAGAACTATTTACACCTGGAGTTTCTGGATTTGTTACACCAAATCATGCTCTTGGCGGTTCAACAAATGTTGTTGTAAACGTAGATGCTTCGGGATCTAATGTAGAGGGAGATGAAGAAGAGGGAAGGCAGTTAGGTTTTGCATTGTCAGCAGCGATAGAATCAGAATTAATTAAGCAAAAACGACCTGGAGGTTTACTTGCATAATGGCTACATTTCCATCAATTACACCCACTTACGGGCAACAAAAGAAATCAAGACCAAATACTAGAACAGTTCGTTTTGCTGACGGCTACGAACACAGACTATTGTTTGGACTTGCTGCTCATCAAAATCCAAAAGTCTATAATTTTACTTTTGAAGTATCGGAAACAGATGCGGACACCATAGAAGGATTTCTTGATAGTAGAGCAAATGATAGTGCTAGCTTTACTTTTACTCCACCAGGAGAAGGTTTTACCAAAACAGGAACTTACTCTCAATCAGGAACTACAGTAACAATTACAATTTCAAGTCATGGTGTAGCAGTAGGAGATGAACTTACTATTGATTACACTTCTGGATCTGCAACTGATGGTACTTTTCTTGTTGCTTCGGTTACTGATTCAAACGTCTTTACTGTTACTGCTGCTGCCAGTGCTACCAATAGTGGCAATGTTTCGATTACTTTATCGGGAGCAGGACAATATGTTTGCGAAAATTGGTCAAAATCTATACCATATAACAATAGAGCCACAATCCAAACAACATTTAGAGAGGTGTTTGAACCATGAGTAGTGCTGCTATCGTTAGCAATCTTCAGAATATAAATCCATCATCAGTAATAGAATTATTTACACTAGCCTTAGACAATAGTTTGCATGGAGCAACCACAGTTTACAGATTTCATGCTGGTTCTTCTTTGAAAGATAATGGAGAGATAGTCTGGGCTGGTAATAGTTATCAAAGATTTCCTGTAAAAGCAGAAGGCTTTGCATTTCAAAAAGGACAACTACCAAGACCCACGCTTACTGTAAGTAATGCTCTTGGAACTATTACTGCAATACTGGCTGCTGTAAATGCTGTAACTACTGGAAATGATCTTACTGGTGCGACTGTGACGAGGATAAGAACTCTTGCCAGGTTCATAGATGCGGTAAATTTTCCTGGAAATATAAATCCCTATGGCACACCAGATTCTACAGCAGAATTTCCGCAAGAAATTTATAAAATAGATAGAAAGTCAGCAGAAAATAGAGAGGCAGTACAGTTTGAACTAGCTGCTGTATTTGACCTTGCTGGTATTCGTGCCCCACAAAGACAATGCACTAGAGCCGAGTTCCCTTCTATCGGTACTATCCAGACATGAATTGGAAAGAAGCTGCACTTAATCATGCTGAAGTTGAAGATCCAAAAGAATCTGTTGGTCTTTTACTAAATATTAGAGGTAAGGAAAGATATTATCCTTGCCGTAACTTATCTATGACAGCACATCAATGCTTTATTCTTGACCCAGAAGATTATGTAAAGGCAGATAGTTTAGGAGACATAGTTGCTGTTGTTCATAGTCACCCCACAACACCTCCAGAAGCTAGTCAAGCAGATAAAGTTGCTTGTGAACAAAGTAAATTACCTTGGCATATTGTTAACCCAAAAACAAAACAATGGGGATACTATGAGCCACAGGGATATGAAGCACCTTTATTGGGCCGTCAATGGGTGTGGGGGATTACAGACTGTTGGAGTTTAGTAAGAGATTACTACAAACAGGAAAGAGGTATAGAGTTGAAAGATTATGAAAGACCAATTACTCCAGAGGAGTTTATGAAAGATCCCTTGTTTGAAAGTTATGCTTGGAGAACAGGATTTAGAGAACTTAGACCAGATGAAAAACTACAACCTGGAGATGTTTTATTGATGAGTATTTTAGATTCAACTTTAAATCATGTAGCTATTTTTCTTGGAGATGAGGTATTACATCATTTAACCGATAGACTATCTTGTAGAGAGCCATATTCTCCTTGGTTACTAAAATGCACAGGAAAGAGGTATCGTTATGCTTCGTAAAATAAAACTATACGGAGAGCTTGCAGAATTTGTAGGGCACAAAGAATTTGAAGTAAAAGCTGATACGCTAAAAAGTGCTGTTAGTTTTCTTATAAATAATTTTGAAGGGATAGAAAAGTACATGAGTCCTAAATATTACCAGGTAAAAGTTGGTAACTATGAAATAGGAGAAGATGAACTGACATATCCCATAGGAAAGAAAGAGGACATACATTTTATTCCTGTTATCACTGGTGCTGGTAGAGGTTTTGGAAAGATTTTACTAGGTGCAGCATTAATAGGTGTTGCAATACTAGCTCCAGGAGCAGGATTCATGGCAGGAGGAGGTTTTGGTTTTGCTGGAGCAGGAGCCATGGCAGGAAAATTTAGTTTTGCTGCGATGTTAGGAAATATTGGTATAGGTCTAGTGCTTACAGGTGTATCTGAAATGTTAACTCCATTACCCAAAAGACCAGAGTTTAGTTCAGAAGAAGATCCCAGACTATCATTTAGTTTTAGTGGAACGCAGCAGACAGGGAGAGCAGGAACTCCTGTTCCCTTGGTTTACGGGGAAATATTTACTGGTAGTGTTGTAATAAGTGGTGGTATTGATACTGAACAGGTACAGGCATGATCGAAAAGAAACATCTTATTCGAGGTGCAAAAGGTAATGATCCACCTCCATCGCCTCCACAACCAACTAGAGAACCTGATACTCTTCACAGTAGACAGTTTGCTACCTTTCTTGATCTTGTATCGGAAGGAGAGATAGAAGGTTTTGCAACAGCATCAAAAGAAGGCAGAACAAAAGGTACAACTGCATACAATAATGCTGCATTAAAAGATGTTTTTCTTAATGACACTCCAGTATTAAGAGCTTCAGCAGATTCTACAGATCCGCAAACTACAGATTTTAACTTTCAAGACGTAAAATTTACTCCTCGTTTCGGCACTGGTAGTCAAACCAAAATTCCTGGAATTGAAAGTAGTGTATCGACAACAGGTGTTGGAGTACAAGTTACTAATAGCACTCCAGTTACTCGTCAAATAACAAATACAAATGTTGATGCGGTGAGAGTATCTATTACTTTTCCTCAACTACAACGGGCTACAAATGAAGGAGATTTATTAGGGGCAGAAGTTCAGTTAAAAATATCTGTTCAATACAATTCTGGTGGTTTTACTGATGTCATTACTGACACTATCAAAGGTAGAAGCGGAGATGCGTACCAAAAAGATTATCGTGTAGCTATTACTGGTTCATTTCCTGTTGATATTAGAGTTAGCAGAGTTACCGCAGATTCTACAGAGACTAATCTACAGGATACTTTCCAATGGACAAGCCTTGGAGAGATTATTGACGATGCTTCTACCTATCTAAACAGTGCATATAGTTCAATAAGACTAGACTCGATGCAGTTTAGTTCTATTCCAAGACGTAAATTTAGAATTAGAGGAATAAAAGTAAGGATTCCAGGAGCAGGAGCATCTAGTTCTGGCACTCCAAGTGTAGACAGTAATACAGGCAGAATAGTATATCCCACTGGCTATATTTTTAATGGAGTTATGGGTGCTGCTGTATGGACTTCATGCCCTGCGATGGTGCTGCTCGATATTTTAACTAATGACAGATATGGATTCGGTGCTCACATAACAGACAGTTCTCTCGATCTTTTCAGTTTTGTAGCAGCCAGTAAGTTTGCGAATACTCTTGTTGATGATGGTGCTGGAGGTCAGGAAGCAAGATTTAGTTGTAACGTAAACATTCAAAGTCCTTCAGAAGCTTTTGATCTTATTAATGAATTAGCTGGTGTGATGAGATGTATGCCGATATGGTCTGCTGGCTCGGTAACGATTACACAAGATAAACCAACCGATCCAAGTTATTTATTCAACTTATCTAATGTGGGAGAAGGTGGATTCAGTTATGCAGGAAGTAGTCTTAAAACGAGACACAGTGTTGTATCTGTCTCTTACTTCAACATGGATAGTCAGGAGGTAGATTTTGAGGTTGTGGAAGATGCCACAATAAAAGCCAAGATAGGAACTGTAGTTAAACAGGTAAAAGCATTTGCCTGTACTTCTCGTAATCAAGCCAGAAGATTGGGCCGTTCAATTCTGTTCGCTGAAAATAATGAAAGTGAGGTCTGCACTTTTACAACATCAATAGATTCTGGAGTTGTAGTGCGACCTGGTGCAGTTATTGAAATAAATGATCCAGTAAGAGCAGGAGTAAGAAGAGGTGGAAGATTAAAAGCAGTTACTTCCACAACTGTTGTTACTGTTGATGATACCAATGCAACCGATCTTTCTACTGATGGAAGTCCAACATTAGGTTTAGTATTACCTGATGGAAGTTTTGAAAGTAAGTCAGTCTCATCTATCTCAGGTGGAACGATTACTGTTTCTGAAGCATTTTCACAAACACCAAATGTAAATACAGTTTGGTTACTGCAAAATACAGCAGTATCAGCACAGCTATTTAGAGTAATAGCAGTTGAAGAACAAGATGGAATAAATTATGCAATTACAGCTTTATCTTATGTTGAAGGAAAATACGCATTTATTGAAGATGGAACAGCATTACCTACTCGTAATACGTCAAACCTTACTGAATTAAAAGATCCTCCTGGTGGTCTTGCTGCTACTGAACAGATATTTCCTATTAATAATCAGGCTGTATCAAAAATTGTTATTAGTTGGCAACCTATTGTCGGTGTAACGCAGTATCAAGTGAACTACAGATTTGGTAATGACAACTTTATAAGTGAAAAGGTATCAAGACCTGATTTTGAAATAATGAACAGTAGAAAAGGTACTTATGACATTCAAGTTTTTTCTTATAACGTATTAGATCAATTATCAGCCACTTCTACAAGTATTCAATTTGAAGCTGTTGGTAAAACTGCTTTACCACAGGATGTTACAGGGTTACTTGTAGAACCAGTATCAGATCAGTTTATACGACTACGTTTTGATAAGGCTACAGATATTGATGTTACGCATGGTGGAAACGTGGTTGTTCGACATAGTAATCTTACAGATGGAACGGGAACATTTACTAATTCTGTTGATATTATTCCTGCCTTGCCAGGTAACGTATCAGAAACATTGGTCCCTGCTGTAGATGGAGAATACATCCTTAAATTCCGCGATGACGGTGGCAGACTAAGTTCTGGAGAAACTTCTGTTGTAGTTGTTGCTCCTGATCCTCAACCAAAACTAGCTGTATTTGTTGATAGAGAAGATACAGACTCTCCTCCTTTTGCTGGCACAAAAGTAGATTGTTTCTTTTCTGATGACGTTAATGGCCTTGTTCTTGGTTCTTTAGTAACTCTTGATGATGTTACAGATTTTGATGCAATGGCTGATTTTGATATCCTTGGAGCAGTTGATATTACTGGTGGTTCATATGAGTTTGCAAATACTTTGGATTTAGGCAGTAAACAACCACTTAGATTAAAACGTCATTTTGTTACACAGGGTTTTTATCCTAATGATCTAATTGATAAAAGATCAGGAAATATTGATACCTGGACAGACTTTGATGGTGCTACTGCTTTTGATGTAAACGCTAAATTATTAGTTGCTACCACCGACTCCGATCCAGATGCAACTGTCACTGGAATTTATGCTCAATCTGGAACAACTATAACTGTGACTAAAAGTGGTCACGGATTGTCAATAGGTGGTTTTGTAGTACTGACATTTTCTTCGGGTAGTGGAGTTAGTGGAAACTACGAAATTCAAACCAAAACGACAAATACCTTTACAGTTACAGCAGCAGCTAGTCAGACTACAAGTGGAGACGTTACTATTAGTTCAGAATTTTCTAGGTTTAACACATTTGCGAATGGAACATTTATTGCCAGAGGATTTAAATTTAGATGTGAAATGGATACAGATGATCCAGCACAGAGTATCGAGATAGACCAATTAGGCTATACAGCAGAACTTGATAGAAGAGTTGAAACTGTAAATGATGTTATAGCTTCTACAACTTCAACTAAATCTGTGACTTTTGCTCAATCTTTTTTTACAGGATCTAGTGGAACTGATGTTGCTGCGGGTTCTGCCTTACCTACAATAGGAATCACTATTGAAAATATGACGGCTGGAGATGAATTTTTCTTATCAAATATTTCTGGAACTGGTTTTGATATAGATATTAAGAATGCTGGCAGTAATGTTAATAGAAATTTCAGATATACTGCTATTGGATTTGGGCGTGGTAGTTAGTATTGAATTAAGATATACTTAAATAAAAAATTGGATTAGGCAATGTCTCAAGCTTCAGATTACACAATTGACAACTCCACAGGGGCCAACGTGAGATCAGACATTAATACTGTCTTAGGGGCTATTGCAACAAATAATTCTGGTGGTAGTGATAATGGCTCTATACAGGCACTTGGTTTCTTTGCAAATACTTCAAGTTCACAATTACAATTAAAAAATGCAGCAGGGAACGCATTTATAAATTTAAGGGGATTTGATGGTACTTTGCCATTACCTGACGGCACAAATTCAGCCCCTTCACTATTTTTTGATGACGATACAAATACAGGTATTTATAGTTCTGGTGCTGATAAATTTAATGTTGCTGCTGGTGGTTTTAATCGAATGGAACTTGGTGGTACAACAATATTTAACGAAGATGGTAGAGACGTAGATTTTAGAATTGAAGGCGATTCAGAAGCTAATTTATTTTATGTAGATGCTGGTAATAACCATATTGGTATAAATGACAGCACACCTTCAGTAACACTTGATATAACAGGAGAAGGTGGAGGTAATGGCGAAGTTAATGTAAAAAGAACAAGCGGTGCAAGCTGTTTTATACAGGCACAATCAGCAACAGCAGTTTTTGGATCAAATTCAAATCATATTTTGCAACTTAAATCTAATGGAACAACTGCTCTAACCATTGATACTTCACAAAGGTTGCTTATAGGTCACAGTTCAAGTTTATCAATAGGATCAGGAGACTCTCTACCATTACAAGTATCATCAACAAATGCCCCTGTTTTTGGTGGTGTAAGATTTGTAAACAGTAATTCCGGGCCTTTTTTAAGTTTAGCAAAATCAAGAGCAGGAAGTGCTGGTTCAAACACCATAGTTCAAATAAATGATGATTTAGGCACTATTCTTTTTGCTGGCGATGATGGAACAGATTTAATATCAAAAGGTGCTTCAATTTCTGCAGCAGTAGATGGTACACCTGGATCTAATGATATGCCAGGTCGTTTGGTGTTTAACACAACGGCTGATGGTGCTGCTTCTCCTAGCGAGAGATTAAGAATCGATAAAAATGGACATATGGGATTGGGTGTAACTCCTGATGATGGTTGGCCTTCAAATGGAGACTACAGGGCGTTTCAGCTAGGTACAGGTGCTTGTGTTTTTGGTAGAGGTAGCGGAGATGAAGATAGAGGTGGACTTGCAGTAAACTATTATGCTACTGGTTCTGGTAATAAATTTCTTGCTAATGGACACGCTAATTTAGTTTATTTAAATGATGGAAATATAGATTTTTATACTTCTGCACAAAACACATCTGGTGCTGATGCAGATTTGTCATTAATTCATGTAATGGCTATAAAACCAGATAAAGACGTAGAAATAAAAGATGGTAATTTAGTTATAGGAACAAGTGGTCATGGTATTGATTTTGCTTCTAATACTGAAAACGAAAGTGGCGCAGGTTCTAGTTATGGTACGGTTTTAGACGATTATGAAGAAGGTTCGTGGACACCGACTTTTGATGCTCCAAACCAATCATCAACGACTTTCGGCTTAAATCATCAATATGGTTATTATACAAAAATAGGAAACCTAGTTCATGTAACTTGTTATCTACAAGGCTTTGCAGATCAAAATGTTTCTGGTGGTGCAAATGATGGCATTGTTATCACAGGTTTACCTTTTACTGTTGCTGCATTACCATCAACATCTAATGTTCGACACGCTGCATCTTTCGCATTAGGCAGTAGGTATAGGCTTGAAGTAGATGATTTGCTAGTACATGCTTTTGGTAATGATAATGTTGCTAAATTGCTTGTCCCATCAAACGGTAATGTTATGGATCCTATGACAAGTAATCAAATGAGAGCGCGTAGTGGTACAAACGAAGTTTATTTTGCTGGTTCATATAGAGTTCACGCATAAATTTTAGACCGCAGCTACGTCTATAAACTAAGCCTAAACCTGTTTTAATCGGAGATTAATCCTAATGGCACTAACAGAGTCAACAGAATACGACAAAATAGAAGTCGTTGGTACATTTAAAAGTGTACAAGTACGAAAAGCGACAATAATTAAAAAAGATGGTGTTGAAATACCTGGTTCAAGGACTTTTCATAGATATTCTTTAGTTATTGGCTTTTTAGACCCTTCTGATAATTTAGTTGAAACTGATATTTCAGCAGAACCAGCAGAAGTTCAGGCCGTTTGCAATGCAGTATGGACTACTGACATTAAAAGCGCATATAAAGATATGTTAATTGCACAAAAGGAGGTAGCATAATTATGTCAAACAAAGAACAACGTATTTCACAACTTAAACTTGATTTGCAAGTAGCAGTAGATGAATTTAATAAAATTCAAGAGAAAATAAAGGAGCTTACAATAGCTCGTGAATCTTTAAAAATGAAGGCATTTTCCTGTTCTGAAAGGATTAAGGAACTTGAAGGACAAGATGAAATAACAACTGAAATCAAAACGGAGGTAGTTGAATAATGGCTGTAACTTGGGGCGTTGCTGCTTTAGATGCAACAAAAACTGTAGGAAGTTTATCTGATGTTGTTACTGTTGTTCATTGGACTGCTAGTGATTCTGAAACTGTTGGGAGTGGCGATTCAACTGTAGTTCATACAGGTTCTGCTTATGGCTCTATAGGACTTTCTGAAGCTGATCCTGGATCGTTTACCGCTTATGCAGATATAACAAAAGACAATGCTATCGCGTGGGCTAAAGCCGCACTTGGTTCCGATGAAGTAACAGCTATTGAAACAGGCATTGCAAATCAAATTACAGAATCTAAATCTGCAACTAAGACTTCTGGTGTACCTTGGTAGAGATCACAGAAAGACCTACATAAAGTGGTGCTAATGCACAGATTCCACAGAAAGTTATAATAGTCACAGGTACTAATGCTTTTGAAAAGGCTTCTTTCATGTTTCAAAAAATCGCTAATGTTTTGAGTATCATCTCATTTATTATGGTAGCTTCCATGAGTGGTGGAACGTACTTTGCATACAAATATGTAACATCAGAGCAATTTAAAGCAAGAGTGATGAACGAGATTATGGGAAATGTTCAAACATTAATGCCCAAAGTTTTAGACAATGCGATGCCTGACATATCTGGCCCATCTATTCCTATTCCTAAAAAATGAATTGTTACTGGTGCGATACAGAATTAGTTTGGGGTGGCGATCACGACATCGAAGATAATACAGAATATTCTGTAAAAACTAATTTAACCTGTCCTAAATGCAGTTCTTATGTAGAGATAATGAAGAGAAGAGATGCTTATGACTGAGATTCGTGAGATAGTAATACCACAAATACCACAGATAAATGTAAATACTTATATTTCTACTCCATTACCAAATCTGAATGTACCTTTACCAAATATAGATTTACCTGGGTGCGTCAAAACTCATAGAGATGCAAGTATAAAAAATACACAAATAATAGAAGATGATATAAATGGAGCTTTTTATAGTTGCCCCGAAGGTAAGATACCCTCTTTCGTTCCAATAAATTATGACAGGAAAAAGATTGAGATTGTAGAGCAAAAGCAGGAAAAACCTGTTAATAACGCTAATATTCCAGAACCTCAAACACCTGATATTCCCGATATTCCAAAAGAAGAAGAAACCATAAAAATAGAACCGTGCCCAGGTAGCAAAGATCAGCGAGTTGGAGATTTTCGTAACGAAAAAAGATTAGAGCGTGTCATCGGGCATGAAAGAGGTGATGATGGGATTGAGTGCATCACTCTATATGAAGACGTTCCTTTTGTGGATCA